GACTAGTAGAAACGGTGAAAGCGGCTGCATTAGCAATAGCCTTAACAAAATATGTTGTGCCTGTAGTTAAACCGCCAAAATTCGCACTGAATTGAATTGGCATATCTACTATAAGTGTTTGTGCATTGCCTGAAGTTCCAATAACGCTACCCGATACTGTCGTATTAGCAACTGCCACAGAAACATTACCTTTTGTTGCACTTGCAAAACCTAAATCAACATAATCAGTACTACCATTAATATTGGCTACAGCAACTTGTAGTGCTGCACCAGTAGTTATATTAGCTAAATCAGTACCTACGCCTACTATTACCGTACTAGTATTAACTGCTGTTGGAGTATACAATGTACCTGTTCCATTGATACCAATAGCAACTTGTGCTAATACTTGTTTACCAATGATTGCTGTATTGCCACCAACTACACTGTATGTGTTAGCGTTTGTTGATGGAAAACCATCACCACCAACTGGGTTGTTAAAGTATGCATCAACAACATTAAATGAAACACTAACTGATTGAGCAGTTGTATCTGTCAATGTTTGCATTATTTGTGGTTGTACACTTAGTTGAGTCTGCGATACATCAAATGTATCATTTGATAATATTGCATTTACATAGTAAATTGTGTTAGCTGTTAATCCACCAACAGTTGAAGCAACTACGAATGACATACCTTTGGTTATGCCTACTATAGGGCTTGTTGTTAAATTTCCACCTGATACTGTAACGATACTGCCTGTTGCTGCTGTATCAGTGATTGTTAAGACTGCTTGAGCCTTTGCGATTTTTAGAGGGCGTCCCATTTGTTTCTCCTTGAAATATTAGTGAGTTCTAGTCACTACGCGGCGGGGACCGCATAAACTCGCCGAATGCGAATGTATAATATATTTATCTAAAAATATAAATTTTAAGTTAATGGGCCACCATTAGCTGGTGTCGCTAGAACGCCAGATGTGCCTGTATTAGCGTGTGGCATACCCAATTCTGTTATAGTAAATAGAGTGTTTGCACCGGCGGTTGTTAGATAAGAAACAATATTTCCTTGACCTATTATGATGCTGTTATCAACTGTATTGGCTGGAATCATTGTGCTGTTAGCAGTAGCTACTGTGTACGCAACACCATATGGGCTATATCGTGCTGTTGCAGCACTAATTGCTACGGCTGAATTTGCGATCAAGGTCAAACTTGTATTGTTGGCAATTGCTTTTACAATTCCTGCAGTACCTCCTGCTGTATTGCCAATCCACGCCCCAACATTAAGTTCCGATAAGAATAATGTACCAGACCCTGTTACAGTTGTGGTATTAGTAGCCGCAGTAACTGTTCCTGTTAATGCTACGTTTGGAAAACTAGTCGTGTATTGAATAGCTACATTAGATGTAGCTATGCTAATTTTAGATGTTGCAATATTTGCGGATGTTGCCGCTGTTGCGCTGTTTGCTGTATATGCGTATGATGCCATTTTATTTTTCCTATATCTTATTTATTAAAGTCTACCAACCGCTACTTCGATAATGCCTTCGCCTTCAAAGTTTTCTAGTGATTTACCAATTACTGTACCCATTAATGGAATTGTTGATGGACGAGCAAAGCCACCACCGGCACTTACTAGCATATCACCTTTATGAATAGTTCCGCGAACTTTACACGGTACACGACCTTGCAATGCAAGTGCTACAATGTGTTCACCTTCGCAAGTTGAATTCATTACATAAGCAGGGTTAGTTGATACCACACCTGCTACTCTTGGAGTTAATGCTGCTGCTAGGGTAACTTCTTTGTCTCCGCCAAATTCTAATACAGTACCAGCTTCGTATAGCCTATCTGCTTCATAATATTCTGCTAAGTCAGCATATGTTGCTTGTAATCTACTACCAGCACTCAATGCAAAATTACCAGTTAAAGTTCCTACATTAGTATTTGCACCCATTGATATAGTTGAATTATTGGCAAATGTTAATCCAGTTAAGTTACCTAGGCTTGTTATATTTGGTTGAGCAGCAGTTGTTACTGTACCGGCAGTTGTTGCTGCGCCACTTAGTGCGCCCACAAATGTAGTTGCTATGAATGCACCATTTGCTATGTTAGCAGAGAAAGCTGTATTTGAACCTTGTGCATAGTTTGCTGCTGCTGTACCAGACACAAATGCAGGATAATATGTGCCAGTTGTAAGTACTGTCATTGAAGTGAAATCAGTTACATTGGCATACGCTACGTTTAAATTGGTAACACGAGTGGTACTTGCTATCGTTAACGGTGCAGTACCGATTGCAACATTTGATTCTAATATACTAGCAATAACTCTACCGCTTGTGCCTAAGTTACCCACATTAGCATTACCTGTACCCGTATTTAAAGTTCCGGCAACATTAACACCTGTTCCGGTAATAGTTACCATTGTATTACTAATAGCAGTTAATGTAATATTTCCATTTGCAGTAATAGCAATATTACTATTACCATTTTGTCTCAACCCACTATTGATAGTACCAATATTACCGGTAGTCATATTACCAGTAGTTAGATTTGCATTAGTAGCACCGATGTTACCTACATTAGCATTTCCACTTATGTTTGCTGTACCAGTAATATTAGCACCAGTATTAGTTATTACTAGTACATTAGCAGTTCCTGTAACTGATACAGTAACATTGCCATTGGCTGCCGGTATATTGACATTACTATTACCGTTGGCTAACCTACCTAAGAAATTATTTGATGTAGTATTACCAGTAACCGCTAATGAAGTTAATGTACCCAAACTAGTTACATTTGGTTGTGCTGCCGTTGTTAATGTACCAGTAAGTAGTGTGGCACTTAATGCTCCGGTCGCTGCATTGAATGATAAATTAGCATTACTTGCAATTGCATAATTGGCAGTAGTATTAGCGTTAACAAATACTGGATAGAATGTGCCTGTTGTTTGTGTTGTTACAACACCAAATTCTGCTACGTTTGCACGTGCCACATATAAATTAGGTACAAGTGTAGTACTTGTCACTGTTATTGGTGCAGTACCGTTTGCAACATTCGATATTAACCTAGGTGATGTTATCAATGCCGTTGCATTGATATTTGCTGTATTGACGTTACCTGAAGTAACAGTCAATGTAGTTGTAGCTTTATCAAATGTAAATCCAACAACACCATTTGAAACATTTTGGTCATTGAATTGTACAGTAGTATTAGAACCTCCTACTCCACTTCCACCACTAGTTCCCGAATTTAATACCGAAGTTGCTATGGCATTTGGAGCATTTGTATATGTTAAACTTGTTCCATTAGCACCCAATGTTCTACCTACGTCAGTGTATAATCTAACATTACCTGTTGTTGGGTAATTACTAGCTAATGTAATATAAAAAGACAAACCATTAACATTGGCATTAGCAACACCCGTGACTCCTGTTATAGTAACAGAAGTTCCATTGATGTACGGTATTGTATTTGCCACTTGCATTATCAGCGGACCGTATAAGGTTCTAGATGCAATTGTTTGAGAATTATTGACAGTGTAAGTACCTGTTCCGCCAGTGCCAGTTCCAAACTCAGTAATATAAGTGCCGGCTGTTACACTAGTGCCTGTTATGTAAGTACCAACACCAACACTACCGGAAGTTACTGCTGTAATAGTAAGCGTAGTAGTTGCTATGCTTCCCGTAAATGTTGTCGGGAATAAATTAGCAATATTGCTATATAGTGAACCCTTTGGTGTCCAACTTAAGTTACCGATACCATCTGTTTCTAATACATATCCGGCTGCGCCACCGTCAATTTGAATATTGCTAGCATTTGTTAGTTTTAGTTTTCCACTACTCAATTGAGTAGATCCGGTAAAGTTTTCCCATGTATCAGTGCTTGATACATAAGTCAATATTTGACCGTTAGATGGAGTAGTGATGTTTAAATTCCCACCGTAACTCCCGTCAACTTGACTAAAACTAATATCAGAATAAGTAGTTAAAACTTCTATGTTTTCGTCGGTGTAGGTATTACCTGTTCTACCAATAAAAAGACGATTAGTGTCGGTTGCCCAACCAAATTCAGCATTATCTAATTGAGGTAAGTCAACTAGATTACCTGCTCGTTGTTGGATCTTAGAGATTTGTACTATGGCCATAAGTGTAATTCTTCACGTTTACACTTATTTATCATAATAACGACTTAATCGTTATAGGAATTTCATATAGTATTGCTCTACCCGCTTAAACCACATGTCGCTATATTTGTCAAATTCAGTACCCTCAATGATGAATTCTTGATAAACAACATCAGCAGTACACATAAAAATGACACCTTTGCGTATCTTGGTTCCATGCACTTCATTATGAGCATTAGCATACGCTGCTAACTGAACAAAATAATCATCAATCCATTCACGTTTTTTAAATTTGTTAGACTGCTTGTGATCCATAATAGCATCACTACCATCATGTACTCCACATAAATCAGTAGTACCAGCATAAATCTTAGGGAAGTATAAAGGAACTTCTGTTCCCCAATATTCGTTACATTTCACTAAACCCCTTTCAATGATTTGTTTTGCCATACTATGGCTTTGAATACTATAGGGATTACTTCCCGGTTCATTAACTATGCCAGTCTTGATATAATCCTCAAGAAACTTGTGCATACGTGTGCCACGTCCTGCTGCTTCAGTTGTAATCTCTTGTGCTTTTTGAACGCCAACTCGTTTGCGCCAGTTCTGTAATGCTTGCTTACTTTCTTCTGACTTAGTTACGTCTAGTATTGTTGTAACACTTGGTAGCTTTTCACCATCTGGTGTAGCATATCTGCGTTTGCCTTCGATTTCTACCCTACTCATGGGTACGTAGTTGTATTTGTTTGGATTGTACATTATAGTCAATTATAGTTGATTATAATACTAATGTCAATTAGATTCGGAAACTTTCTCCGCACCCGCATTTATCTCGTTCGTTTGGATTAAGAAATTCAAACCCTTCATTAAGTCCATTGCGGACATAATCTATTGTCATGCCTTGAAGATAAGCAGAACTTTTTGGGTCAACATACAATGCACAACCATCACATTCAATCTTTAAATCTTCTAGCATTGGATTATCTACATATTCAAGCACATAGGCTAAACCAGAACAACCTGTCGTTTTGACACCTATTCTAATTCCTAATCCCTTGCCTCTTTTTGCAAGAGTTTGTTTTACTTTGTTTGTCGCTTTATCAGTAACAGTTATCATTGTGTTGGCATAGCATTTTGTGCCATTTGTCCTACTACTGCTTGATTTTGTGTTTGATCCGGGGCAGGTTGAGTTTCATCATGTCCCTTAAAGATAACTTTATCACCTTGAATATTAGAGATGATTATATTTAAAGGTGGGTTTTTAATCATATCATACAAATCAGTGACATCTAATACAATATCACCTTTTTCTTGTAGATAAGTTAAAAACTCGTCCGTCGTGTAACTACTAGGATCTATTATACCGTTGTCTAAATCAGTTTTAAGTTGATTAACAAGAACGATAAGTTTAGCACTCGCCGGATCAGCAAGTTCAAAGAGAAACATATTATCTCTTTGCTCTACCAACACCGCCTGATGGTGGCATTTCTGGTTCTTCTACTGGGCCCATATCTATGTCAGCATCTGCACCCATATCAGCACCCATATCTGCATCGGCGTCTAAGCCCGCATCTAATCCAGCATCCATTCCGGCTTCTGCACCCATATCAGCACCTGCATCAAATGCTGCATCTACTGCTTGACCAGTAACACCGTTCAACGCATTCTTCAATGCTGAAGTAGATTCTTTTAGTGCGGCAGATAATGTATCTAACTGAGCAGAAACTGCGTCATTGTATGCTTGACTTTCGTTAACACCAATTTCACTTTCAATGCTTGATACTAATGCAGGTAATTCTTTAACTTGCATTTGACCTACATCTTCAAGCATCTTTTGTACTTGATCAACCATATCTTGTGCTGCTAGTACAACTTGTGACTTTTCAACTTCTTCATTCTCAACCATGATTCTTGCTCTAGGTTGTAAACGTAATTCGTTAAAATGTTCAGCAAGTGCTTGTTCCATGAATACCAACTTCATATAAGAAGCTGAGGTTTGACTATTATGGTAGTCAGTAGATTGTCTTGATTCATTCATCAGCCCACGAACTTTTTGAAGCATAGTTCTTGTAGATGACATAGACATGTTTCCTACATTGAATGAAGTTTCATATTGTTCATTTAATACTTTAGTAGAGTAAGAACGGCGATTGTTGTTTAATTCGGTTAGTTTCATATTTGTATTCCAGAGAAATATATAATATATTTATCTTTTCTTTCGTTATTATGCGGATTTGTTAAAGCGTTTTTCTTGCCAAATTCTAGAACTAGACACATACCCAGCTAATTCTTCGGTTATCTGCTTTCGTTCCATTTTTTCTTCACCCAATTTAGCTAGATAAATTAATTTTTCTTCCAAATTTTTAGCTTTTTTAACTAATTTTTGGTGTACTTGAATTTCACTATCTACACTAGCTAATCTAGTGTCTAAATCTATAATTCGGTTAGATTCATAAATGCTGTTTTGTTTGTCAAATGTACACCATGATACTGCATTTTTTAATACGTTAAATGTTTTGATCCCTGCAATATTGTCTTTTTCTACTGCATAGCAGTCATTATTCTTTTTAATTGAATATTTATTGAACAGAAAATAAGAACCATCCGGTCCTTGAATTATAGTTAATTCACTTAATTTTTCCATATCCGAATTGGATATTGTTTTTGTAAATTTATTTAGTAATTTATCACTTATCATTTGTCAATACTTTAAAATATATGTTTCTTAATTCATCACTAGAATCTAAGAATGATGGGAGTTTATCCCATTCTGTTCCGCATTTAATCATTGGGACACGGTCACAATCATTATACAATGCACCCAATTCATTTACTCCATCATAGAAAACACTTGGATGTTGTACCTCAAAATCAAAGGACCAACACGGATATGCTTCATCTTCTTCTTGTTCAAATAAAAAACCAAAGTCTGTAAATTCATCAAATTGTATCAATGTTTTTGTTGGAGTACGCATATTTTCAGGTTGACTACGCAATGAAATTGCTTGTTGCACCGTGTCAAAATTACTTTGAGTATTGCGTTTATGGCGCAATTCTTGATTCATATCTGGACGGTGACGGTTGAGTACATTAGTCTGTGTGATATCAAATAAGGTATAACAAGTGATTGTGTAACTCATATAGTATTTAACAGAGGTAAAAAAACCCTAGAAATTCTAGGGTCTTTTTAGACAGATATTGATTAACCTGTGAATGTAGCTGAAGCTGAAACAACTACTGAATTTGCAGCACCGCCAGCTGTTAAGCCTGCACGAATAGCTGTTTGCAATGTTGCTGTAGTCCATGCAGCGACTGGATAAACAGCCATTGCCAATGTATCAGGACCTGCAGTTGTGAACTCATAGATGTAAACTGTAGCTAATTGCTGTGTAGCTTGAATAGCTAAAGAAACTTGAGTACCTGTCAATGCGCTTGAACCAGATGCTGTGACTGTGAAGAAGTCTAGCTTAGGACCTTGAGGTTGAACTGTTGCCGCAGAACTAACTGCGTTTGCACCACTGTTTGTGTATGCTGGTGAGTCAAAGTTGATTACCGGTAGAAAGTCACCGTTAACTTTTGTAAATTGTGCCATTTTGAAATTCCTTTTAATATTTTGAAGCCTACTGCCTCATAATATTATTTATCATTTGTTTCAAAAAAGTCGGTTTTGGATTAACGGCCGGCAAGATTTTGGCGACTAAATCCCATTCTATCTACGAATTTTAAGCCATTTGACACGAAACCCTCATGCGTTTCTGTACCATCATCTAGTTGTCCTTTAACCGGACTAGATTCTGCTGCTTTGTTAAGTTGGTCTACAATAGACATTTTTAATTTGTACATTTCTACCCAAATAGTAAATGCCCCGACTAACGCTTGTTGATTATTAGTAAGATGCTCAATTATCTTGGCTTTCATTTTATCTGTCATTGGTCTAGCTTCTACAAAATCCATGAATCCATCAAGCATGTTATTTAGATCACCTGCAACAATTTTCTTATTGATATAAACTGTAAACAATTGATTAAATGTATTACGTGCTTGAGGTGCTGTATCCATCATTTGATCTACTGCCGGTCCGTACTTATTAATAGCATTTTGAGCACTTTTAACTAAAGATGCATCAATTTTCATTTTAGGAGTAATTGGCATTGCGCTGGGAACAATAGCAACATTGCTACTATTCTTTAATTGTCCTATAGAACCATCTAATGTGGTAGCATCATCTGTTGTCATGGCATTGGGTGCTAGATATTGATGTACTGCAATACCACCTTGTTTACCTGCCATGAGTTTACCTAAATCACTATCAGCAACTACTTTATAAGTAATGCCTTTTGGATTAGCTTTGAATACATATAATCCATTTTGTTCTTGCAAGGGTTTACTGAATAACAAGTCTCCCCAATAATATCCTTTAGCACCACTGGATGCTTTTGTTAATCCAGGCCATAATTCTGCTATCAAACCATACAATCCTGAACGGTCAACACCTCTAGCCTGATCATATTGTACAAACTGTTCTGGACTGAATACTTGACGACCAGTTCCATCTTTCTTATTGAACATATGCTTGTCCATAATAGAAAACTTGCCACGACTATTACGACCAAATATCAATGCAGGATATCCATCCCACTTAATAGTAACAGTTTTGGGATTCTTTACAGTTGCTATACTTGCTTGCAATGCACGATTCGCTCCCTCGCTGCCACCTAAGAATATCAAATCTTCCGGATGGTCTAGGTGACCTTTATCTTCCTTGATAGAAGATATTTTATCTACTTTATCTCTAAGTATTGCTAGTGATTCTGCTAGTTTCATTTAGATTGTGCCGCCATTGCTTGTCTAACTTTTTCATCAAATTTTGCTTGTTCTTCAGGTGTTACTCCACCTTCTCTAGCTGCTCTGACTTTACCTTTTGGCATTCTTATTGTATTATTTGCCGGAGGAGGTGTTGCTACTGGCGCCGCCGCCGGTGCTGCTACTGGTGCAGCAGTTGTACTAGAGCCTCGTCCTGCTAATGTATTATCAACATTTTTCTTAACGCTTATTAAATCTCTTTTACGTAAGGTAGGTATAATTTTGTTAATCTGCCTTACGCCAACTTTAGATTGCTGTTGTGCCGCCGGGTCCTCTGTAGGTGCTGCTGTAGGTGCTGCTGTAGGTGCTGCTGTAGGTGCTGCTGTAGGTGCTGCTGTAGGTGCTGCTGTAGGTGCTGCTGTAGGTGCTGCTG